AAAGAAAACGTTTGGAAGCACACGGTATTGCAGATTTTCAAACAATCGTGACGCGTGGAATTACACCATCCTTGTTACAGTGGAAAGGTATTGAAGCCACAGAAGCTCTTGCAAAATCGCCTAATACGAAAATTGTTGTAATTGGGTCTGGAAAAGATGGTTTGCCGATTATCTTAGGACAATAATGGAACTCAAGTGGGTACATAATAAATATTTTGGATATGACGGCCTCGATTCAAACGGGGCCGTTATGGCAATACTTGAGCCCCTCAGTAATGGATATAATGGGTCGGGATATTGGGGAACTTCCATACGTACAAATGTATCAGAACAGGAAATCAAATATAAATCAATAGGTAGATATTTTGAACTGAAAACTGCAAAACTCATAGCAGAACAAGAATTGGATAGGACAATAATGGAACTCAAGTGGGTACATAATAAATATTTTGGATATGACGGCCTCGATTCAAACGGGGCCGTTATGGCAATACTTGAGCCCCTCAGTAATGGATATAATGGGTCGGGATATTGGGGAACTTCCATACGTACAAATGTATCAGAACAGGAAATCAAATATAAATCAATAGGTAGATATTTTGAACTGAAAACTGCAAAACTCATAGCAGAACAAGAATTGGATAAGGAATTTGGGGCCGTCTGATGTGTATGATACTATTTATAAACATAAATTAAGAGAGTCACAATGAATATAATCATAATTGGTTTAATCATGTTGGCAGTAATATTAATTATGCACATTGTATTAGATACAGACCAACGAGGGGGCAAAAAAAATGGATATAGTAAGTGAATTTCTATATTGGAACGTTCCACCAACTAATGGATTTCCGGATTCTACTCTTATGATTGGTGTAGAGTTTGAAATCGGTGGCGCGTATGAAAATTGGGGATTTGGTGTTTATCGAGTAAGATATGAAAAAGATGGATTATATTCAAAAAAAATAATTGCATCAGGTCGTTCTTTAGAAACGGCAATCAAAAATGCAAGAGAAGTATTAACAAGAGAAATGGGACATTAATATGATTAACGACATACCAGAATTACAACTGAGTATTGCCAAGTTGGCGGCTACCTTACGATTCTTTCCCTCAAGAAAACTCACGATGTTTAATCGTGAGATGAATTGAGGCAGTAAAATAGTTTCCAAAAAAGTGATGTTTTTCAAAAGTTTTGTATATTTATATGCAATTGATAGATTTAAGAAACACGAAAATTTCATTAAAATATGCTCAAATCATACAAATATAGATTGTATCCAAACGAATCGCAACAACGCCAAATGTCAAAAACATTTGGAAGTTGCAGATACATCTATAACTGGGCACTTGCATTAAAAAATAAACGATATCAAGAATTTAAGCAAAATGTAAATCAGTTTGAACTTAGTCGCATGCTCACATTTATGAAAACAACAAATGAACTTGAGTGGTTGAACGATGTTAATTCACAATCTATTCAAGCATCTCTCAGACATTTGGATGTAGCATTTACCAAGTTTTTCAAGCATCTATCAAAATATCCAAACTTCAAAAAACGAAATCAAAAACAATCATATGAATGTCCTCAAAATATAAAAATAAACTTTGAAACTAAAAAGATACAAATTCCTAAGATTGGTAAAGTTAAATACAAAGATATTCAAATATTTGATGGTCAAATTAAAACTTGTAGTGTTTCAAGAAATCCATCCGGAGAATATCACATTTCCATTTTAGTTGATAATGCGGTTGAACTTCCAATTAAAAAAGAAATAACTGAAAATACTTCTATCGGCATTGATGTAGGTATTTCTACATTTTGCACATTATCAACTGGAGAAAAGATAGAAAATCCAAAATGGTTTAATGAATCTGCGAAGAAACTTGCAATCTATCAAAAACGATTTTCAAAGAAAGTATTAAAAAGTAAAAACAGAAACAATCAGCGAATTAAAGTCGCAAAGATATACAATGACATATCAAACGAAAGAAAAGATTTCATCAACAAACTAACTACAAAAATCATCAAAAACCACGATACAATTTTTGTAGAAGATTTGAATATTCAAAACATGATGCAAAATAAATCTCTATCAAAATCCATACAAAGTGCAAGTTGGGGAGAATTCTTCAGACAACTTGAATACAAATCTAACTGGTATGGTAAAAATCTAATAAAGATTGGTAAATTTGAACCAAGCTCTAAAATGTGCTCTTGTGGAAAAATAAATTCCAACCTCCAATTAGCAGACCGAAACTGGGTCTGCACCAGTTGCGGTGAAATACATGATAGAGATATACTTGCATCAAACAACATTAAAAAATTTGGTTTAATTAAACTAAATTACAACACACGGCGGGTCACGCCGGAAGAGTCTGCGGATGCATCTCACAAGAGAGCAGTTGAGGCAGAAACCTTAGTTCTTTAAGTAGAACCCCACGAAGTTTATTCGTGGGAGGATGTCAGTAAAACAGATACTTTTGGAACTCAAAGAACTTCGTCTGTTAATGGAGATTAATAATGCTTTCTGATATTATTACATTTTTACAACACTATTCAAATTTTATTGGATTGGTGGTGGTTGCATATATGTGGGGATATTATGAACAATTGGTGTTTCGATTTAGATCACCAAAGGTTGGCAAATACATAGCCCCAAAACGAATGTTGGGGTGGGCAAGTTTAGAATATCATTTACCTATGGTGATGATGTGGCAAATAATTTGTTTTATTGCTGGTTATTGGTGGTTCATTGGAATGTTTGCAGTTCTACAGGATGATGCATATTTTAGATTTCATCCAACCGACACACGAGATAAAAACGATTGGGTGAATGCAAAACTTGGTGGATTTGCGGTTTACGGTGCGTGGATTCCGTACACATATATAATTGGTGCGGGCATTTCATTTGTATTGTGGTTCGTTCAACAGGAGACGTGGTAATGATATTTGCATTTAGTATACTATTACATACTGCACTACCAATATTCATTTGTTTTTTGTTGGGACTTCCACTGTGGATTAATTTACTTATGGGAGCACAAGGTGCGTGGCCAGACGCATCTCGTTATTTTCAAAAAGACTCTAAAAATTGGAATGACTTGTATAAATGGTCTCATGTGTGGAAGTGGTGGTTGTTACTATTACCAGCCTGGGCACTTCACGTTGGCATGGATTTGTTTGTTCATACAAAAGAAAAACGTGCATACGAAGGGCGGTGGTTTGACCGTTTTGTGCCAGATTATTACAAGTGGTGGATAGTTCCGTTGGAATTGTTCATTTGGTTGACAATGGGTTTAATCGTTAGTATGGAGATGTAATATGTCAATGAAATTTAAAACACTATGGAAAGGCAAATATGCATCGGTTATTTCACCAATAGACCATCCATATGAAGCGTTAGGAGAACCAAACGTTATTCTAACACTCCCCGTTATTTATGTGAGAAACAATCCGCGTTTTATCATAAGAAAAGAATTTTGCCCACCGTATTTCGTTCGAGATACAGAAGATGAACCACGACTGTTCTATACAGTTATCAGTGGAAAAGTCGAACCCAAAGAATCGCCCGATTCTACTACATTGAGGGAAATCAAAGAAGAGGCTGGCCTCATTGTAGAAAACCACGAAACATTATACAAACGATTTGTACCTATTTGCAAATCAAGTGTTATGTGGGGTCAAATCAGTATATTAAAACTCAACAAGTATAAGTCTATAAACCCGCCAAATGACGGAACTGAATATGAAACAAAATCAAAAACAGTCGTTGTTGGATTAGAAAAGTTGGAATCCATCATTTCTAGTGCAGATAACGTTGATTTTTTGTTGATTTCTATGTATCATATTTTTAAGTCTCTGTAACTCCTTCCATATCAACCACTTAGCGACACAAAAAAAGCATGATTGGCTCTTGACAAATATGCATAAATTGTCTATATTATAGTAGATGAAAAATCAATCAAATACGAAAGGCTAATTTATGTTACGTGGTCAATATTGTTGGATGTGTGAACGTGAAGGAATTGGAAAACGTCAAGCATATCATTATGAATCAATTAGATTGGGTGTCCGAATGCCTTTGTGTAAGACACACAAGAAACTTGACGGAAAAGATGGATATCCGAAAATCAAACGTGCAATGTTGGTGAATGAACGCAAAGCAATAAAACTCGTTCGTTCTTACAACAAGGATGGTGAAGGATTTTTATCATTGCTTTATGGTAGTCCGATTGGCTCTGCACTTGACCGTCTTGAAAAACAAGGAAAAGTTGTTTTCAAACATGGTAATAGTAAGAACTTTACAAAACGTGGTTATTGGGTCGTTTAACAAAAACAGAAAGAATCTATAATGAAAAAGTGCCCTACATGTAACGGAAAAGGTAAACAAACCATTTGTGTGACAGAAATAACAGTTTCAGGCACAAGAGAATTACCACCTTATGATATTTCATGTATGACGTGCAGTTGGTGAAAAAGTAGTTATCAATCCATTCGGTAGTATGGGACGCTGGACTCACGTTGATAGAGAGCTTGATATACAAGGTGTTGCAACAATCGTGTCTCTCACTTATCCTGTGCCCGACGATGTGGATGCTATTCAAAGTGGTTGTCCTGCAAACGGATATTGGGAATATTCTTTGAAGTTTTCTCGAAAGTCCAACCACAGACCGAAATATGGAATTGCAGAAAGTTTTTTGTTTCGTATTGGCAGTCGTGGTCACAAGATGGTTAATAGGTTTTATGTAACAGAACGAAAAAAAGATTCTGTCTACAAAGAACTTGAATTTCTTAGAAATGAATTAACATCAACTCAAGATTCATTAGCACACACTAAAACAATCAAAGGATACAAAAATGTTTGACCTACCTGAATTTGTCGTTCGTGCTGGAAAGTCGTTTCTTGTGATTAACGCACGAAACGTATTTGACGAAACACAAAAAATCAAAATTACTCTTGAGAATCTTGCGCGATATTACGCGGAGGAAGCGTGTTCCATGTCAGGATTACGAACGCTTGCTGGGTTGAGTGGTGATTGGAGACCGATTGATGAACTTGCAAGTTTCGCGCTTGATTATTTCAAGTCAGTCAATGTTGTTGGTATGAGAAAGGTCGGACGAAAATTCGGTCTTGAACCGAAATTCTAAACTGTAACAAAAACCAAATAACACCGTAAATAGAACTAGGAAGGATATACCGATGTATAGTCGTAAACAGTTTGACAAGAAAAAGATGTTTGCAAAGATGCGAACACGCCACATGCCTACGAAAGAACATACTGCGAAAATCAGTAGGGAACTTGATGAGGTGTGGGACAGTGGTGTGGAAGAATATTTTGAACGAAAAAAATCCGAATCAGAAGATTTTTAACATTCGTAACTATTTATTAATACTAATCGGAGACCTTATGTGGGATACAAACAAGACATTCAACTTATTAAACTTGGATTGTGTCCACGATGTGGTGAATCAATCGAAGAACTCGAAATATGTGCCTCATGCAAATTTGACGTACGAGACTTTTTCATAAATACCATTCGTGAAATTAAAAAACGTTATGATGAAAACAAAGAAAGACTGGAATCCGATGGACGCATTTAGGGTGTACTTGAATGACGAACTAATTGACATGGTTTTTTTTACAAAGGGATTCACCGCGCTTGATGTAAAATCGAGTCTTATTAATCATGATGGTTACGATTCAAACATTTTCGTTATGAAACAACGAAAAGATGGAACGTTCGCAAACTACTGTATACATTGGTGATTTTGTGATTAAAATCACTTGACATTTCACCAAAAAACTGTTATATTATACTATATGAAAAAAAGAAAAACACCAACGCTATTTGTTGCAATTGGACTTCCCGCATCAGGGAAGTCCTCTTTTCGTACAGACGCATGTGATGTTTTTGTTTCGTCTGATAAAATCCGAAAAGAATTGTATGGTGATGAAATGATTCAAGGCGATAGAACGGAAGTGTTCCGAGCAACACACGCTCTTATTGAAGAATATTTAGAAAGTGGGTATTCTGTGTATGCGGATTCTACACACGTTTGTAAAGAGTGGAGAAAAGATGTAATTGAAATTGCAAAGGACTGCGGAGCGGCCATTGTTGCGGTTGTTTTTCGAACACCATTTTGGAAATGTGTGTTGCGTGATTGGAAACGGCCACGAACAGTGGGATTGTGGGTGATGTTAAAAATGTGGTTTCAATTTCAGGAACCTACACAAGAAGAAGGATTTGAGATTATATTCAACATTCGTCTTGAAAGGAAAATATGGAAAAGTTACTAAAACAACTTGCATCTACAAATTCACGAAATGAAAAACAGAAGATTTTGGAAACGGTTCGGAAGGATAAGAAAATCCTTCGTGCGTTGCAGTTAACGTATGACCCGTTCACAATGTTTTATATCAAGAAAATTGATGTTCCAAAGTCTGGTAAATTGAATTTTGATTCGTCATTTAATTCGTTTCTAGACGTTGCAGAAAAATTGTCAACATGGAAAGTCACAGGAAATGATGCACGAGATTTGGTAGCGAAATTTCTTGAAACGTGCAAACCTGAAACACAAGATGTGTACATAAAGATTCTCAAAAAGGATTTACGGGTCAATGTTACAGATACGACATTGAACGCGGTGTTCGGCAACGATTTTATCGAAACGTTCAGTGTTCAACTTGCAAAGAAATATGAGCCGTCCAAAACATATAAAGATGTTGATTTTTGGTGGGCATCCCGCAAAATGGATGGTCTTCGATGTTATTATAAGAATGGTTATTTGTTGACACGAAATGGTCATGATATTATTGGATTTGACCATATTATTGAGGAATTAAAAACACTCCCATATAGTTTTGTTGATGGAGAACTTTATACCACCGAAATCAATTTTCAAGAAATTCAAGGGGCCGTTATGTCGAATAAGAACATTGACCCTAAGAGAAAAAAGAAGATTATGTTTAATGTATTTGCTGTTGGTGGTGATTGGGAAGATACTAAACAAATGGTATCTATGGTCAACGAAATCGAAGAATGTGGTTTTTCATATGTTCGTGCTGTAAAATATATTGAAGTACCAAATAAACCAAGTGAAATAAATAAAATTTGCGAACGATTTACTGCGGAAGGTGCAGAGGGTGTGATGTTGCGTGACCCGAATACGTGGTACGAATGGAAACGGTCACATGCACTTTTGAAGTATAAACTGTTTAAGGAAGATGATTTCAAGGTTGTTGGAACAGTTGAAGGCAAAAATAAGTACACCGGGATGCTCGGCGCATTGATGGTGGAAGGGAAACTTGGTAAAGTGAAAATCAAGTCAGAAGTTGGAACAGGCTTTTCAGATGAAGATAGAGAATTGATGTGGAAAGACCGTAAAAATTTAATCGGCAAAATTGTGGAAGTAAGATTCCAAGGGCAAACTGATGAATCGGATATGGATGGTATATATTCACTACGATTCCCGGTTTTTAGCAAGTGGAAACTTGACCGATAATTTCATACAGATATCCATCTGTTAAAAACAGAGATAGGATAAGAGAAATTGAAATTAAAAAACAATTGGGTTGCAATTTTGTTATCATATGGGATATAAAATGATTGAACTTAGAAATAAAAAACATAAATTGTTTGGTGACAGAGCAGAACGAGTTTCTACAGAAGAAATGTCTTCTGTATTTCAAGAAATCCGAATTGCGATATCCACACACATAGATGCACTAGTGGCTACCACATCGTTGGCAGATAAAACATCTCATGGTGATGTGGATTTGGTGTATATACCAAGATTTGATAGGAACATACGAGACACGTTGATGAATGCATTTGGAGAATCCATTTTGGATGAAAGTAAAAATGGTGATGTGTATTCTATTCTATTTGATTCCAAATCCGTTGGAAAACATGTGCATGTAGATTTTATCAAAGCAAACGAAAAGAATTTTAGAACAAAATTGCAGTACTTCTCATACAACGATTTCTCGGGTGTTGTAGGAATGTTCTCGAAAAAACTCAAATTCAAGTATGGGTCAGAAGGATTTTTCAAGCGGTTTCGAGATAAACGTGGAAATTTCCACGATATTTTGATATCGTATGATTTGCGTGACGGATTACGAATACTTGGATTTGATGCAACCAAATTTGATGAATTGAAAACGGTAGATGATATTGTTGCATTTATGTTAACATCTCCAATGTTTGATTCGTCTATGGTCAAACACAAAGAACTTAATCAGTCGGATAAAAAATCCATGAAACGACCTGTGGTAGAGTATGTTGTTTCCAAATTGAGAGAGGCCAACGCAGTTGCTACAGTTACAAACGAAGATTATTTTTTCCACAAACTCTTTCCTGAAAAAGATATAGAAGTCGTAAAAGAGTGTCTTAGGATTGATGAATCTGTGACGCCAAAATTCAAAAAATATGATGGGAATTGGATTACGTCAACGTTCAAATTGAAACCTGGCCCACTTGTTGGTAGTATTTTGAAATACCTATAAATTCATATTATGGCCGGCAGTGTCATTTCGAACACATTTGGTTTGATTATGAAAAAGGAAGGTCATAAAACATTATACCTGGTGACAGATTCGCAACATTGTTCACCACATCAAGTGGAAGTCTTTTATAAAGAAGCAGATATCATTATTCAAGATTGTGAACTCATTGGTGTTGATACTAAAAAAAAATCGAATGAATTTTTGTTCGCACGTTCATGCAAATTATGGTCAACTTGCTGGATATGAAAATTCTAACTCAACTATTCTTCCATCGGAGATTAGAAATAAAATGATTCTTACTCATTATCAAGATTTTTTGATGGAAGATACTGATTTTTACGGTAATCCGTGTATTTGGCAATCGAGAGCACAAAATGATGGATTTATTGGGTTTGTAAAGGTTGGAGATACTTATGAAATTTGAAACTATAAAACCTGGCGATATTGTTGTGAGAATGTTGGGCGGAACTATTCCAATGGAATTGGTAGTAACAGAAGTGTCCGATACTGTTATAACATGTGGTGATTGGACATTTGATAGAAATACCGGTGCAGAAATAGATGCAGATTTGGAATGGGGCCCAGAGTATGGCATGACAGGTAGTTTTTTGAAAGAGGTAAAACCATGATTGTACGAGATGAAAAATTTCTAACACAAGTTTCTGCACCCGTTTCTTCTCTAGAAGAAGGAATAGAGATTGCGGAAAAACTTTTGGCAGAAGTAAAATTACACAAAGACGCAATTGGACTATCTGCAATTCAAATTGGTATCCCAAAACGTGTGTTTGTTCAATTTATGAAACCTGTTGGATTAAATGAACCATTAGAGTGGAAAGTGTGGATTAATCCAGAAATCGAGAAATTTTCAGAAGAACGGATGTTCTATACGGAGGGGTGTCTTTCATTTCCAGGAATTTCCGTTAGAACTAATAGACCAAAACAAATTACGGTGACGGATATTCGTAGAGAACGATTTGTTTTGTACGAGACTGATGCAATTGTGTTTCAACACGAATTCGACCATGTGGATGGCATTCTTTTCTTTGAAAGACGTGCAAAGAGTGTTCCACAATCGGATAATGTTGGAAAAGAAAAGGTTGGGCGAAATGACTTGTGCCCATGTGGGAGTGGAAAAAAATACAAACGGTGTTGCGGAAAGGAGTAACATGAAAAATGAAAAGAACAGACGCATATAGAAAAGATTGTTTAAGAGACCTTGAACTAGTGTGGGCACAATTCCCAGAATTACGATTGGGTCAATTGATAGAAAATGCTGCACATGAAACACCCATTTTTTATATAGAAGATGGTGAACTTGTGAAACGGTTGTATGAGTTTTTAAACGAACATCGTAAGTAGTGTGATTATGTTAAGACCAACAAATCTTTATATATCAGTTGATGTTGAAGCAGACGGCCCAATTCCTGGTGAATATTCTATGATATGGTTCGGCGCAGTTGTAATTGAACCAGAATTAAATAGAACCTTTGAGGGAAAGGTAAAACCAATAAGTGACAAATATGATGCCGAATCGTTAGGTGTGAGTGGTTTAACTAGAATTCAAACACTTCAATTTGATGAACCCGAAAAGGTTATGAAAGAATTTTCAAAGTGGGTAGTTTTGTGTCTTAATGAAAAACAACGACCAATTTTTATAGCGGATAACAATGGATTTGATTGGATGTTCATATGTTATTATTTATGGAAATATACAGGCTCAAACCCATTTGGATTTTCATCTGGAAATATAAATTGGTTATACAAAGGTGTTACAAAGAATTTTCATAAATCATTTAAACATTTAAGAACAACAACACACGACCATAATCCGGTTAACGATGCAAAGGGGAACGCTGAAGCATTCATGAAAATAGTAAATGATAATGGTCTAAGGATGTGATTATGGACATTGGTTCAAAACACGGTTACCCGTCCAATATGTTATCAAACTTTGCGCCTCACGTGTTTACGGTGACGTGGCGTGGTTTTACACTAGAATGTAACTCAATGGAAGGATTCTTACAGGCGTTGAAATTCAAGAATCCTGAGATGCAACGACATGTTGCAACGTTAGTGGGTCGGGCCGCAAAGAACAGGGGTCGTGAGAAAAATTGGAAACGAATGCAAGTGTTGTGGTGGAATAATGAAGCATTAGATAGACATGGTGTTGCGTACCAAGAATTGTTGGATACTGCATACGAATCATTATCAAAAAATTCATCGTTTCAGAAAGCGTTGTTAGCAACAAACAACTCCATTTTAACGCATAGGATTGGAAAAACTAAACCAAATGAAACGGTTCTAACACAACAAGAGTTTTGTAATAGACTGATGAAATTGAGAAACACACTAAACACAAATTAATGAAGTTTTTTCATATTTGGAAAATAATAAGGGTGCAATTGCCGTAGTCGTTGACTGTCATATCTGATTTAAAGTAATATAAACCTACCAAATTAAGGGTAGATTCTCATTCGAGAGTCTGCCCTTTTTTATTTCCTTTCTATTAATTCCCAATATTTATAATATATGCAGAAAAATGGAGAAAAATTGATGGCTGAAAATGCGTACTGGATTTCCCCATCAGGTGGTCTTATTTCAGTAGATAGACACATACATCTCATTATTCAGAAACCACAATTGTTTGGACTGACAAAACCTGATATTGAGAAAATGTACAAGAAATATAAAGAACCAATTGGATTGGAAGGCCACGCACGTGAACAACTTATGTTGCATGTGATGAATCGTGGTTGGATTCGATTACGAAATCGTGGTGGAAATTGGACGGTACAACTTGGAAAGTTGGATGGGAGAACTAAACGAAATTTGTTTGACGGCATTTATGCGATGATAAAACGCCATGATGTGAGCAAATATGGGCAATTTACCATTCATGATTTGTCAACAAACAAAGTGGTTTCATCATCCGCACCGGACGTATTGAGTGGGAAGGTGTTTGAACAGAAGAAAATAAAAGAGCACAAATCGCAATTGGGCAGTCTTGCAAAGTGGATATTGTATGAGCATCTTATAAAAGAGGTTACAGTTCCAAGTTCAAGATATTTTGTGATTGATGATAAGGGAAAAATTTTACCAATTGGAGTTGGTAAATTCGATTTTCATGGCAGTGTGGTGGATGTATATCCAAAATTAGAAAAAGATGCATTAGAAACGTTTGGTGATGAATCCACTGTTCGTCATGCGGCCGCAGCTGGTCATTCTGATTTATATGCAATTTTATATCGAGCGGGGTTTGTACGAGGCGGAATGAATTTTAATGATACCATGTGGATAGCAATTATGTCGAGCAAAGTATCATCAAAAGCGTTAATGAGTGTTCTTGCGATAATTAAAAAACGTGGTGTTAAAAAAATGGACGTAGAAGATTTTGGTCCTGATGGATATACGTTAAGAAATTACCACAATAATTTGTCACCGGAAGAATTCATAGAAAATTTTTTATAATGGAGTAAGTTATGAGTGGAGTCACAATTTCAATTTGGATAGTGGAGTAAGTTATGCATAACACACTACATTCTATTGAGACAAAAAATAAAATAAGTGATGCACTTAAAGGAAGGCGTGCGTGGAACAAAGGTATTCCTATGTCCGATGAGCAAAAACAAAAACTGAAAGAAAATCACGTTGGGATGTTAGGAAAACATCACACCAAAAACACAAAACGAAAAATCAGTTTTGGCAATACTGGAAAAGTGTGTTCTATGGAATCTAGATTGGCCATGTCAAATTCAAAGAAAGGAAAACACCATACAGAAGAAACCAAGCAGAAGATTAGTAAATCTATGAGCGTTGTTGCAAAAAAAAGATTTTCTAATCCAACCAATCATCCAAACTGGGGAAAGCATCTTTCTAGTGAAACCAAAAGAAAAATTAGATTTGCAAGATTAAAAAATATCTCAGAAAATAAGTTCAATGGGCGACAAGTAATACCATCATATAATCCAATCGCATGTAAAATTATAGATGAATATGGTAAACAGTATGGATACACGTTTCAACATGCTATGAATGGTGGTGAATTTCATATCAAAGAATTGGGATATTGGGTAGATGGCTACGATAAAGAAAAGAACGTTGTAATTGAATATTATGAAAACCATCATAACAAACCATCTAAGGTTAAAAAAGATTTGATTAGAAAACAGGAAATAATAAATCATCTTGATTGTAAATTTATAGAATTGATGGAGAATTAATTATGAGTGGAGTCACAATTTCAATTTGGCCGGGCAGTGGTTCTGCGGTCACAACATCAAGTAATTCTACACCATTTGGATTTTATGATGCAGATACAGAATTTCAATCTGAAGCACCTAAAGTAGCATCATGGTGTGCAATTCGACTAGGTTATCCAATACAAGATATAGAAATCCAGGACAAGACTTTTTATGCCTGCTTCGAAGAAGCCATCACAGAATATTCTAGTCAGGTAAATCAATATAATGCAAAACAAAATATGTTGAGACTTGTTGGTTCAACTACAAGTTCCAATTTAACACACAAGTCTGTTGCACCAAGTGTTGGTGCAATCATAAAATTATCAGAACAATATGGTCAAGAGGTATTGGTTGGTGGTGATATTGATTTAAGACGTGGATATTTTACAACAACACCATACACACAATCATATGATTTGTATACTGCAATTTCTTCTAGTTTTGTATCTCAAGGGTTTGCAGTTCCAGAACGAGCAAATATTGAAATTAAACGCGTGTTCCACACAGCGCCACCTGCAATCGTTCGATACTTTGACCCATTTGCAGGAACAGGAATGGGAACGTATAGTATGTTACAAGAATTTGGTTGGACAAACTATTCAGTTGCAACATCATTTATGATGTTACCGATTTATGCAGACATTTTGAGATTGCAAGCTATAGAATTTAATGACCAAGTAAGACGGTCAGGTTATGGATTTGAGGTTATCAATAACAAGATACGAATATTTCCAGTACCAAGTGACCAGTTTAATATATGGTTTGATTTTATACTCAAATCGGATAGGAATGACCCGATTACAAATGCGGGCGGTCAAGCAATGACAAGTGGTGTTTCTGATATATCAAATGTACCGTTTAATAACATGGTATATTCTCAAATAAATGATATTGGCAAACAATGGATTAGACGATACACATTAGCGACTGCGAAACAAACACTTGGTGGCATACGTGCAAAATACGCAACAATACCAATACCAAACAGTGAAGTAACATTAGATGGCGATGCACTAAAAACGGCTGGTGATACGGAACGTATTGCACTTATTGAGGAATTGAGAACTACTCTTGAAGAAATGACGAAACGAAAACAATTAGAAGCCGAAGCAGAAGAAGCGGATAATTTGAGAAAGACGCTCAATTCAATACCATTAAAAATTTATATCGGATAAAACTATATGGAATCATTAAAATACTACATAGTAGGATATTGGTCTGATGCAAACAAAGAATATATGTTTGCAACAAAATCATACGATTCTACCGAATTATTACGTGCAAAACGGTACGCATCATTTACACGAGCCCACGCACTTGCAAAAGAACTTAGTAAAGGACAGTTTGTGGTTGCACCAATGTATGTTGGGCCTGCAAAAAAACGAAATTGGCAAGTGTTAGGTGTGTTTGGAGATGGTAGTATCAAGCCCATTAAAGAAGATATCAAAATTGATGTGAACAAAGGTGACACTGTTCTCGTGGGTAGATTCAAGAACAAACCAATTAAAGTAAAGAAAATTGGTAAAGACGACCACGGCATGCCCACTATTAATGGTAGAGTTGCTACTACGTTTCGATTGAAGAAAGAATCTATGAAATTAAAAGATTTATTAATGAAGGAAACCCCCGATAGAGTCACCACACCATCTGGTAGAAGACTCTCCTGGAATGTTGGGGGCCAACCGTTTGGGGTGTTTAAAAACAAGTTTTATGTAGGTGATACAAATGATACACATTGGAACTTGGGTAATATTGTACCTGAAAAGGAGAAAAAAGGCAAAGATATTGATAGATATGATTTTATATATGCAGGAAGAGTGTGGCCAAAACAAAAAATAATATCATTTTGGGACTATCCAAAAACTAACTCCTCACTGCTTGGAATCATTAAGCAAATAGGAAACGAATTACACGCAAATATTTTAACCGATGAAACTTACATGTTAGAATTGTCGAATGGTAATTTGGTATTAATTTCAAAATATTTTAAGAAAAATCAAAAAATACAACAACGGTCAAAAGAAGAACGTGGGCAAAAGCATGTTATGAGTCCACTTGTAAAAGGACACCAAGACGTTCCACCAGGAGTTGGTTCAAGAAAAACAGTTGCGGGCATGCCCTATTCTGTATATCATAATAAACAAATGACGAGTGATGGTGTTGTTAAATTGATGGATATTATAAACGAAGCGCCTCACGTTGCACTTGGAAATAAATCGGTTGATTTGCGTATAGAAAAATATCCTATTCCAGACCACGAAAAACAAATGTTATTGAAACAGTTTATTAGTGACGAGGGGATTACAGGTATTAGTCAAAAATGGGGAAGGATGCTTCGATTCAAAAAAACAGGTGTAGATTTCATAAAAGACCCAAAAGTATATGATAAACCTTCTCACATTCAATTACCTAGTTGGTGGGAAAAATTTGCGATTTGGAGATAACTAATGGCCAGTAATAAAGGCGGGTTATTCGTAAGAGATAAAGCCTACAATTTTTACAATCATATCAACCGGGAACTTGTCCGCGAAATAATTGACAATCCAATCAATCTGTACAAAATATCACCATACGATACTAGTGCAAATATTTACGGCGAATCAGACGCAAAACGATATTATCCACCAGTTACTATTTATGGGTTGATTAACAATTCTCCAGAAGAGGTAACAACAGATGATTTTGGACCAGATACAACACAAGTATTGGTGGTAGCATTTAATAGGGAAATGTTGAGAGTGCAACATAATATTCTTCCTGAAGTCGGTGATATCATGGAATGGAATAGTTCATATTTTGAAATCACAAATGTGGACGAATCGAAAATGCCCGGTGGCCACACTGAATATGATTTTACATATGTATGTTATGCACACATGACACGTCAAAACATAGTGTTGATAGAAGATAATACACGAGTGGGTCAAAATTAATGGATGAATTATGGCAGAACAAGTAAAAAATGAATACAATCAGAGTCCGTTGAATCGAGCCGAACAGATTGATAATACGATAGCCGGTGTTAAAGATACAAATGAAACGTTTTTGTCAATAGGGTTGTTAGATATTGACACTGCAATCTCATGGTATTTCAACAACGTTATTAAACCGACCATTGTTGAAAACAATCAAGTTATTTCTGTTCCTGTAATGTATGGTTCTGAGGAACGTTGGAAATCGGTTCAACAAAATGGTTTTTTGAGAGATAATAAAGGTAGATTAATTACACCATTGATAGTCTATAAACGAACATCGGTGGCGAAAGACACTTCTATGCCGGTTGATAAGTTGGACGCGAACAATCCACAATTGTTTCATACCGTTGAAAAAAAATATACGCAAAAAAACAGATATGATAATTTCAACGTATTAAACAATCAAGTTCCGATTAAAGAATACTACAACATTATCATGCCAGATTATATTGTTGCAACATATGATGTGGTGTTGTGGACTACATACCAAACGCAGATGAATTCGATTGTGGAATCAATGGTGTTTAGTTCAGATGCCTATTGGGGAGATAAAGATAGATTTAGATTTAGAACGTCCGTGTCTGATATCGCTACACCCATTGAGATAACCAACGATGCAGATAGAACATTAAAATCTACATTTACACTAACAGTAAATGGATATATAAGTTCAAATACAGTGAATCGAATCCTTGCAAATCAAGGTAGTCCGATTAAGAAATCGTTGAGTATTAAAAAAGTGGTGTTGTTTACGGAAACGGATGATATTCCAAGTGATATATTTTCAACAAAGGCAGGCGTTACTGCACCACCTATATCAACATTTGTTGTTAAATTGGGCGGTGGTGGAGGCGGAACAACAACTACGGCTATTAATAACATGTTTGGATACTTAAACAAACAGTTTGTTAAAACTGCCAATACAATAGTTCAAGATGCCGGTGGTGGAAATTCTACGGCAACATTTAGTGGTGTAACAATAGCGACAGTACCATTGGAATATCCACAAACACAAGGACAAAAAGAAAACTTCACCATTTTCTGTAATGGTCAATACATAGACCACGCAGCCATTTCTAGTTTTTCTCAAAGTGGCGCCGATATAGTATTGACCGTAAATACCGGGTCATTGGGTTATTCGCTCAATACAACAGACACGGTGGTTGCTGTCGGTAAATTCAATAGTTAAGAGAACAATGAATGACTTCACTACTACAAGGAAAGCAGACTGCTGCCAATTTCACATCTAGTTATTCCATATCTGCATTATCTGCATCATGGGCACCGGCTGGTACAACAGTAACGTTTCCAGACAATCAATTTCAGATTTTTTCCAATACAGACAACACTAAGATAATAACATTTGATGCATCAAACATTGTAGGAACGGTAGATTTAGAAGCGCCTCCAACCGGTGGTATAGTGGCAACTAGAGAATGGGCTAGTGGTTCAATGACTTCATTAGATGTTCAAGGAGTTATTTTAGCATCAGGCTCTTTTGGGTCTGGTTGGACAGAACCAAACCTTGGCAATGGTGTGAGAATGTTTTGGTATCCGAGAAAATCGGCGTTTAGGGCTGGTAGACTAATTAACCAGGGAGCATATTGGAATAATACCAGTATCGGTGTGAGTTCAATCGCGGTTGGGGAAGATGTAAAAGCGTTCGGATATGCTGCGACTGCATTCGGAGCGTTGTCCGTTGCAAGTGGGGATTATTCATTCGCAGCGGGACAAAGCACGAATGCAGGCGGAGGCCGTTCAACCGCGTTGAACGTCTTTACCTCAGCAAGTGGATATGGTACGACCGCATTGGGATACTTTACAAAGGCTCAAAGTTATTTATCGGTTGCATTAGGAAGATGGAACGTAGGCGGTGGAACAACTGATAGTTGGGTAGCAACAGACCCGATATTTGAAATAGGAATCGGAGTCGGCCAAGGCTCTGAAGCAAATGCTTTAACTGTATTAAAGAATGGTGATGTTAATATTCCTTCTGGTAGTCTCACCGTAAGTAATGGTATCTTCACATCAATAAAAACAGTAACCACTACATACACAGCGTCTATAACCGATACTAGAGTGTTGTTAGATTACGCGTCTCCAGCGAATGTTCAATTATTTAATGCAACGGGTAGTCAAGGCAAAGAATACACGTTTAAGTTGATAAATTCAGGTTCGGCGGCTGTATATTCGCGTGATGGTCAAACTATAGATGGTCGAGTCAGCGCGTCGTTGGGAAATCAATGGGATGTTGTTCGATTGATTGCAAGTGGTTCGAATTGGTATCTATATTGAGTATTTTGGAATATTTTGCAAAAAATCACGTTTTGAAATTTTGCCTTATATTTATAATCGTATAATATACATTAAATTAGGAGATTACGTTATGTCAAATGAAACAAAGTTTACAGACGCTGAATTGGAACAAATAAAAAATGTCCAAAAAGTGTATAATGATGTTGTTTTAAAATCCGGCCAGTTGTTTATTCAAAGAGAAACGTTAGAAAAACGGTTGATGGATATTGATATGGCCATGAACCAACTCAAAACAGACTTAAATACAGCTGCCGAAACTGAAAAAAAACTAGCGGATGAATTGGTTAAGAAATATGGTGATGGTGAATTAAATCCTCAAACCGGAATTTTTATACCGAAACCAAAACCACCAACACAGTCCTAAATAAATTACATATCATTTAATGGAGAAAGGCTTTGGCAGAAAAAATAGTATCCCCAGGCGTATTTACGCGTGAGAGAGACTTATCGTTCATTGGTCAAGGTGTTAGTGAAATTGGTGCGGCTATAATTGGTCCTGTTCAAAAAGGCCCAGCACTGGTTCCTATTACTGTAGAATCAATAAACGATTTTTATGCAAAATGTGGTTTTTCAAGTTTAAAGACATATGTTCCGAAAACAGTAGAAGGATATTTGAAAAGTGCAGGCGTTGTTACGATTGTTCGTGTTCTTGGTGGTGAGGGATATTCAACAACATACACCGCATTGAGAGCGCAAAGTGATATTCTTGCAATATTAGCACCAACAAGTAATGCGGCCAATACAAATGTGTCGGCAAGTATTACAAGTGCATCTCTTTCAAGTGCATTTGTATTAAGTGTGAGTGATGGAAATTCATATTCATGTTCACTCAACTCAACAAGTGCAAATTATCTTACAAAAGTTTTTGGTACAGACCCATATGGTGCAAAATCTCTCTACGTAGTGCAACATTTTGGCACATACACATCAGAATCCTATAGTGGTGCAAATCCAGTGACTGCAAGTGTTACGACCGTAACACAGTCTGCTGGTTTTGACCACGCTGTAACCCCGTGGATTCAATCTCAAACAATTTCTGGACAAAAATACAACTTGTTTAAGTTCCATACACTAGGTGATGGAAATATTTCCAACCGAGAAGTGAAGGTTGCTATTTCCGATATTAAACCTGGTACAGTTGCAAGTGATTATTATGGTTCGTTTACCGTATTAGTTCGCGCAGTCAATGGAACATTTAATTCTCAAGATTTGGATAGGCGCCCAGAAGTTATTGAAACATTTTCAAACGTAAACTTGAATCCAAACAGTTCAAATTATGTTGAAAAAGTAATCGGCGACACCTACACTGCCAATTCGGTTGTAGATGGCGCAAACAGAATTATCAGTAGTGGTAGTTATTCAAATAACAGTAAATATGTTCGTATTGAAATGGCATCTGGTATAGATTCATTGACGCCAGACGTAGTTCCTTATGGATTTGGAGCTGCAGTTATTCCAGCACCATCTGGTTTACTAGCAACATATCACGTTGGTTCGACAACACTTGGACGGCAACAATATCCAAACGTTGTAACACAATCAATTGATGGTGCGTATGATTCTCGAAGATTCTATGGATTTAATTTCGAAAATGCAGATGCACTCAATCTTTTGAATGCAATTCCAAATGGTGGTGCAGTCGGTACAATGCCTACTTTCAGTTTGGATGATATTACAGTTCCAAGTAACTTGTCTGGCGCCCCATATGTTGGTAGCCTTGCAAATGTGACTGGTTCTGTTAATCAAAGAAAGTTCATTGTTCCTTTCCAATATGGATATGATGGTTTGCCACCGACACGTACAATTAATGTCGGTAGTGATATCACAAACACAAACGTATTTGGATATGATTGTTCAACCGCAACAACGGCTGGTAGCACGCAGTATAAGAAAGCCCTTGCTGCAATTGCAAATGCGGAAGAAATTGATATTAACTTGATTGTAACACCTGGTTTGATTCATGGACTACATACTCAAGTAACCACATACGCAAAGAATATTTGTGAAACTCGTGGTGATTGTTTCTATATCATGGACGCCGCTCAATTTACAGATACACCGTTACAGGTAATCAACAACATAACAACGAATGAACTTGATACAAATTATGTTGCGGTTTATTACCCGTGGGTAACTGTAATTGAATCTAGTACAAATAAACCAGTTTGGGTACCACCGTCAGTTGTCATGCCGACAGTATTCTCATTCAATGATAAGATTGCGTATGAATGGTTTGCGCCGGCTGGATTGAATCGTGGTGGCCTCTCTGATGTTGTAAAAGCAAAAATTAAACTTACAAAATCAGAAATCGGCGATTTGTATGATGCACGTATTAATGCACTCGCAACATTCCCTGGACAGGGTGTGTCCGCGTGGGGTCAAAAGACGTTGCAAATCAAATCATCGGCGTTGGATAGAATTAATGTGAGAAGACTTCTTATTAACTTGAAGAAGTTCATTGCCTCAACGTCCCGGTTTTTGGTTTTTGAGCAAAACACTAATGCAACACGTAACAGATTCTTGAATGTAGTTAATCCATATCTTTCGAGTGTTCAACAAAAGAGTGGGTTGTATGCATTCAAGGTTGTGATGGACGAAACCAACAATACTCCGGACGTAATAGACCGGAATATTTTGACTGGTGAGATTTACATTCAACCGACCAAGACGGCAGAATTCATTGTAATTAACTTCAATATTCTTCCTTCCGGAGCGACGTTCCCTGGATAATTGGATGAAATTTTTACAATAACGAATAAAACTAAAACTCCCCATCTTTAAGTGGTGGGGAGTATTTTATAGAGGTGATATGTTTACAAGACGTTGTTCAAATCCAAAAAATAATCCAAATTGTAAAATAACACTTTATTATAATAGTTATAAATCTTGGAATAGAGCAAAAAATTGTAATGCTACGTGCGTGGGTTGTGTGTGGTATGGTCGAAAACACAATTCCACATCAATAAAAAAGATGAAAAAATCATCTAAACTTAGGTGGACTAGACCAGAAGAACGAGAAAAAATTAGTAAATCTAAGATAGGAAAATCAAGTTGGAATAAGGGAAAATCATTTTCAATTAATACTAAAAGGTTAATGAGTGTTTCTGCAAAAAAACGAATGAAAAGAATTGGAAGCCCGTCGCGTAGAACAGATGTTAAACAAAAAATAATACTACACCACACTGGATTTTCATCTTGGAAAGAATACATTGAAAAGTATCCGAAAAAATTACAATATAAAGCAGAAGTAAGACGAGAAACAAATTCTCAACTAAAACAAAATCCCAAACTTACAAATTTTGATAAAAGAGGCAAGAATGGTGTACAAGGAGCGTATCAACTAGACCACATCATTAGTATAGATGCCGGATTCAAAAAACATATAAGTTCAAAAAAAATTGGACATATTAGTAATTTAAGAATGATTCCCTGGGAAGAAAACATTTCCAAAGGAAACAAATAAGTAAAAAATAAGAGTTCAACTTTATTCCGAACTAAAAGAATTTTTCAAGTCCGATGTTCGGAGGACTTATAAACTAAATAAAGGAGAATGCGCTATGTACAAAAACTCATGCCTCGCTTCAATCAGGGTAAATAACAGAACGTTGCGCGAAAAGCATAACAAAACTGTTTTCTTGCCATTTAATTCACAATACTCAATCTTTCTACGAAACGACAACACACGAAGAGCCTATGTCTCTATCAAAATTGATGGAACAGATGTTCTTGGTGGAGATGGGCTCATACTTAATGGGTATGGGTATGAAATCAATCTTGAACGTTTCTTGACAGATGGAAATCTTAACAATGGTCGCCGATTCAAGTTCGTCAAAGCATCGGATGAACGTGTTCAAGACCCATCGAGTCCAGAAAATGGTTTGGTGGAGATTGAATTTTGGTTGGAAAAACCAATCAACATAGTTTATTATCCAACACCATTCGTTCTAAGAAATGATGAGTGGCGTATAAGTTCGTGGCCTATAAGTTCGTGGCCATGGTATAGTGGACACACTGGGTCTTATAATCATAAGACATTGAGTGGTGCTATAAATTGTTCTACGAATTATAGCGCTACTACAATTGGTGCTGGAAGTGCAACAAAAACCATGGCCACCACATTACCCGATTCTGGTATGAAAGAATCGTTTTCGAGTGATATTGGTGCAACGGTAGAGGGGAATAAGTCGAGTCAATCGTTTGTGAATACAACGTTTGGTGAGAAGGAATACCCATCTACAGTAATAAAACTATGGTTACGTGGGTTAGATAGAGAGATTACTACTGCCGATAAGTTGTATTGTACGTCATGTGGTAAGAAACTCAATTTTGATTATGAATTTTGTCCAAAGTGTGGTACAGAAGTCGTAATTGAATAACAAATTAGGGGGGATTTTTCGTCTGATATTTAGGTGAATTTTCCCCCTTTTTGATATTTATAGGAAAGAAAAAATGATTTTGCTTTTAAGAATGATAGATATTTATTTCTGTAAGGTTTGAGGTCAATTCACACATTGGAGCAAGACGCATGGCAAATATTATAGATGCTAATGAAATATTTGGTACCCAATTTGAACCAAAGGTCAAGAACAAATTTATAATGTATGTTGACGGAATACCAGCGTTTGTAATACACACAGCACAACTTCCGACAATTGCATTTGAAGATATCACAATAGACCACATTAATATCAAAAGAAAGTTCAAAGGTAAGGGCGAATGGCAAGATATTACATTGACATTGTATAACCCTATTGTTCCTTCTTCTGCTCAGGCCGTTATGGAGTGGGTAAGACTTTCGCACGAATCGGTAACCGGTCGTGAGGGGTATGCAGATTTCTATAAGAAGGATATTACGATTAACGTGCTTGGCCCGGTTGGTGATAAAGTTGAAGAATGGACATTGAAGGGCGCGTATATAAAACAGGCACAATTCGGAGATATGGCGTGGGCGGATTCTGCGGTGATTGATGTAACGATTACGCTAAGATATGATTATGCTATTTTGCAATTTTGATTTTTTGCGAATAAATATAAGAATCTCTTAGTCATATCACATCGTTTTCAAAAATTCCTTA